TAAAGGTTCTAAGAATGTTAAGACGGAACAATGGGAAGCATTGGCAGAGTCTATTGTAACAGAACACGCCGATAGATTTAACAAGGCTTTAAGGGGTTTGGACGATGAAGATTTTGTCAAGAACTACATCCAGGTTTTGAACTACTTTAAGCCTAAGTATCAATCAACAGAACTAAAAGCCGAGAAGGACAATAAAATAACAGTTACCTATGAGAGTGAACCTTTACAAACTCCATCCGAAGCAGACACAGATCAGGAAGGAAGCGAAAAGGTTTAACGTCCTTAATTGCGGTCGTAGGTGGGGTAAATCAAAGTTAGCTGTCAATCTATTAGCAGAACCTGCATTAGAGGGTTATCCGGTAGGGTATTTCACACCCACTTACAAATTACTATACGAACAATTTCAAGACTTATCATTTAGATTGCATGAGGTTATTAAGTCGCAGTCTAAGACGGACAAGGTAATAGAGTTAATTACAGGCGGTCAGATTGAGTTTTGGACTTTAGACGATCCTAATGCAGGACGTTCTAGGAAGTACATACGTGCTGTCATAGACGAGGGGGCTTTTGCAAGGTATCTTGAAGAGGCATGGTTACAATCAATCAGACCTACCTTAACAGACATGAAGGGCGATGCTTGGTTTATGAGTACGCCAAAGGGTCGGAACTATTGGCACACACTAACAGAGATAAGCAAAGAGCGTGACAATTGGCAGGGGTGGACGATGCCGACAGACACGAACCCTTACATCGATAAGGAAGAAATAGAGTCTGCTAAATTAGATATGCCTGGCTTTGAGTTTAGACAAGAATACTTAGCAGAGTTTGCCGATAATGAATTAAACCCGTTTGAATTCGATTACATACGTGCAGCGTTAGTACAAAAGTTGTCTAATAAGACAACTCAGTTCTACGGGATAGATGTAGCATTTAAGAACGACTGGACCGTCATCATAGGGCTTGATGAGGATGGACACATGAGTCACTATCAGAGGTTTAAAAAGCCTTTACCGGAAACGGAAAGAATCATAAAAGAAACCGTTAAAGATTCAAGGGCTATTATGGATGCCACAGGATTAGGGCAGTCAATGTATCAGAATCTTAGATCTAAATGTTTAGGGTTGAAAGGCATGACTTACACAAGCGGTAAAGGGGACAATTCAAAGTACCGTCTTATCAATGGTCTTATAGTAGCTTTACAATCTTATGATATTAAAGTGCTTGAATCGGAGGTGTCAAATGAGCTTTTTAATTTTACGTATATTTACGGTGCGAACGGGGATGTAAAATATGAAGCACCCTCTGGGCTGCATGATGATTGTGTTAATGCTTTGGCACTTGCTGTCAAAAGTAGAAACCTTGCACCCGTTTATCAACCGTTCAGACTTGGAGACGATCTAATAGAATGAAATTATTTTATAGCGAAAAAGCCCGGCAAAGAGATTTACAAAACGCAGTCAATAAAGCTCTGCAAGAAAACAATAAGTTCTTACAAGCAATGTATGGGCGCAACTTGTTTGGAACTTATCAGTCTTTAGGTAATGAAGACGATCCACTAGACTATGGGTACAACTTCAACGCTAATCTCTATTCGATAATATCCTGGATTTATAACCGTGCCTCAGATATTCCTTTACAAGTATGCAAAGGGTATGGTGATGATAAAGAGGTTTTAGAAGACCATGAGTTGTTAGAGTTAATTGACTGTCCGAACCCACAAGAGGGTAAGAAAGAGTTTTTTCAAAAGTTTTACGGGATGTTTGATGTATTTGGTAATTCTTATATCTACGCTCCTGTTATGGATACCGGAATGAATAGAGGTAAGTTTACCGAAATGTGGGTAATGCCTTCTAATAAAGTAGAAATCAAATCCGGTGCATGGTATGAACCGATTAAAGGCTATGTTATAGATGAGGATTGGGAACATAACGAAATGAGTCCTCGTGAAGTTCTACATTGCAAATATCCTAACTTAGATTTTGACCAGGGGCAAGAGTGGTACGGATTGAGTCCTTTACAGGTAGCTCTGAACAGACTAAAAGCTGATAAGCAAAGAGAGGAAACACAATATAAATCATACGAAAACGCAGGGGCGCAAGGGATTGTAAGCAGAAAGAGGGCGAATGAGCAGTCTTATATGCAAGTCGATCAGCAGGACAGAATACAAAGAAGCCTTAACAACCGTCTTAAGAATAAGGATAATAGGGTTATGTTTTCCGCTGATGAATTAGTTTACCAGCAGCTTGGGTTAACGTCTCATGATATGCAGTTAATAGAAGATGCTAAATGGAGCCTTAAAACGCTGTGTAATCTATACCATGTGCCTTCTCAGCTGTTTAATGATTCAGAGTCAAGCACTTATAACAACATGAAAGAAGCCCGAAAGAGTGCGATAATAAACGCCGTACTCCCGAAGGTAAATATGTTTTGTACTGAGTTTAACAGACATTTTGTTAAGGGGTGGGAAGATGATATTTACTTAGAGCCGGACACTTCAGGAATAGAAGAGTTGCAAGCCGATAAAAAAGAGATGGTTGAATGGTTAGAAAAAGCACCGCTAACAGAAAACGAGAAACGGGATTTATTAGGGTTTAGTTCTGATCCTGAGTTAGAGGATTTATATTTAGTCAATTCCGGTAAGGTACCTTTAGAACAATTACAGGCGTTAAACATAATGAATGATCTGAATGAAGTTTAGACCTAACATATCAAAGCTATACCCGCAAAGGAAACTACCCCAGCCAAGTATCTACGATTTAGCAAATCAGCAAAGGAGAAAGCCAAGTGGTGGTCAGTCTCTTGTTAATTTAGCAATCGCACAAGGTGGGTTATTATTTGGCTCAGAGTTTAAGAACGAACCCCGAACGTCTTGGAACACAGCAGGCTTTCAATATGACAATGCAATAACAGAACTTCCTCCTAATGTTGAAAACGTGGGGTTAGACTTTACCAGTACGAATACTGATTACATTGCTTGTGGTGATTTAGGTAATATTCAAACTGTTGCTTTTTGGGTTAAACTTGATAGCACAAGTGAAGACATTTTGCAATTAAACGCGACTACGTACGTAACAGCATCTTCAGGCACATTATCAGTAGCAGGAACAGCATTAGAAACTATTTATGTAAATGGTGTAGAAACATCTACCATCGGCACAGATTGGACGCACGTTAATATTACTTTTAGCTCTGCTATTGATGCTAACTTAGTCTACATAGCTAGACAAAACTCAAGTTATGGAGATTTATCTATAAAAGATGTCGTTTTTCTTTCTTCTATTAATTCATCTCTTTCTGATGTGACAAACATAATAGGACTTTCGGATAAAGTCGCTGTTTATCCATTAGCAGGCTACTCAGTAGCCGATGGGGCGAGAACGGCAGGAGATGCGGAGAGAGATTATTCTGGTAACAGCAATGATTGCACAATACAAGGGACTTCCGTAACGCCTGTTTACACGCCTGACATTGGTTATCAGGTTTCGGAGGATGCTTATAATACGTCTGGTGAATTAAGACTATTTGATGTCGGAACAGGCTTTGATATTGACGGCACATCTATCCCGGCTTTCACAGGCGCAACGGCACCGGATGCTAAAGCGTTTACAGGTGGGGCGTTGGATTTTACTTCTACTAATAATGATTATGTAGGTATTCCTATTAATGCTAATGGTTGGACATCTTATGAGATATTTGGTTGGTTTGAGGCACTTGATGAAGATCAAACCTTAATGAGTTTTAGTAGTGCTGGCGGTAATGGGTTTTCTCTAAATACAGAAAATTTCGGGGCTGGAAGATTTCAGTTTATACATCAAAGCACTAGCGAAATAAGTACTATCAATCTGACAGCAGGACAAAGATACTTTGTAGCTTTAACATGGGATGGCTCAACAATTAATATGCATATCTACGATGAAGTAGGTGCTTTTGTTGAAACTGTTACTGCCTCAGACTCAAACATTCCAGACTTTGATAATACAGGTAGATTAGGAAGGTTAGCGGGCGGTACAGGTTACTATAACGGTTCAATGAAAGACGTTTATATTAGAAGGAATCCAAGTAGCTTTATTTATGAAACCATTTTAAATAACCCAAATAAGTTTGTAGAAACAGCACAAGGGGATGCTGATTGCATAGCAGCTTATGATATGAATCAAGGCACTATTGAAGATGGAGAACCATTAATAGACGTATCAGGAAATAACAATCACGGTACAGCATCAGGAGCTTCTATTGCAATGGTAAATAATGTAGAGGTAGGTTCACAGACTGTTACTCATGGGTGGAGTTTATACGATTATGTAAGCGGTACGGGTACTATATCCATAAGCGGAACGGCATTAACTGGGTCAGGTACTTCATTCACAACTCAACTCGAAGCAGGAGATTTAATATGGGCTTCTGATGAATTAGTACAAATAGCAAGCATTACAGACAACACGAATGCGGTTCTGCAAAGCGCACCAGATACAGACTTTAGCGGTGATTCTTTTAATATCTTAGATCAAGATTCGGGAAGTGATAATAGATTAATCCCTGCAATATCAGATAAAGGTACTGAGGATATATTTGGTAATACTGTTCAATTAGTATGGAAAGAAGGATATATCAATAGAAGTCCTTTTTTGGATAAAACAAATAATGCTTCAGGTATATTGATAGGGAGTGAATCCGGGTTTTTTGATCAATGGGCTATGAGGGGATTTGTCGTATTATCAAGAAAGATAAGTGACACTGCATCATGGTATATATTTGCAAACAAAGGTAGTGGTGTTGGTGAACTTGTACAGGTTAACGAAGATAACAGAAGATATATTTATCAAGATAATAGTACTGGGGATAATGCAAGTGTGACGCTCGCAAATAATCCTACTAAATGGTTTTATACCGGCTTTGATATATCAGCTTCGAATCTTGTAGATGTATTTGCAGGAGATCAGGACACAGAAGTAGTGCTTGATAATACAGATCAATTAAGTACTGTAAGGGATACACCAACCGATTTTATAATACCAAAACTATTTATTAGACCTTCTAATTTTGGAGGCTCTTTTGATGTAGTTGCACAGGGTACTATATTAATCTTCTCATCTCCAAGAGGACTTATAAATCATAAAAAATTACAAAAACAATTAAATAAACTTATACCATAATGGCACTACATAAAAACATAAACTTCTATTTTTCGCTATTTGAGAACACATCGTTAATAGCGAATAAGCCTGTAAGTGATGGGCTATACCCAAGATTTGCAGCACTATTTCCATTCTATGAATTAGTTGATGACGGAGAGGGCAACATGGTTGTTGCATCTTCACCAACTCCTAACGCTACGTTTGGAGATAGAATTAGGTATCATTTCAGAAAGCCTGATGAGAGAATTTGGAATACAGAGATCACAAATGTGAACATTGCAAACAATGTGTATGAGTTAAACGCAGGGGTACTTCCATCAGAACCTGAAAGGTTTTATGTTATAATTCCCGTTAAAGCAGAGCTTGACGAATCAATAGGAGATTTGATTGCTGAGATTAACAGAGATATGCGACCAGCTTTAGAAACAGCTTTAGGGCAGTCTTTGGAATACTATCAGTTCGGAGTATTGACAGAGGAGCAAGTGAACAACTTCTTTACAAGGGTAGAGGATTCAGAAGAATGATTGCCGTTATATTTATACTTTTAATCGGTGTATTGTTCGAGGTGCAATTTGCCGTAAATGCAAAGAATCCGCCCGCTTTGTATTGGTGGCGTGGTTTGGTCGGTATTGCAACAATGGTTGTATTTCACACTGTTAACTTTTGGAAATGGTATGACTATATTAATTTAGTCTGTTTTGCTTTTGGGTTTTATTGGACTTTCTTTGATGGGTTGTATAACCTTCAAAGAGGCATGTCCTGGTTTTATATTGGCAATACAAAGCAATGGGATAAGTTCTGGAGAAGCCACACTGCCTTAGCATGGTTAGCGTTTATGATAAAATGGATATTAGTATTTTCGTGTATTCCGCTTTTAAGATATGTCAGCATTTGATAGAAGAAGAAAACAGTTTGAGAGGAATTATCAAAGGAAAATTGAAAAAGAGTTAAGAAGGTACGGCAAGAGCATAGCCCTTCAGATTAAACAAGGCACTGCCCCTGAGACTTTTTTACTTTCCGGTCAATTCTTATCAAGGCAAAAACTCAATAACATTGTAAACAACCTTTGGAATAATACAGGTAATTATTTTATTACCTATTCGCATAACAGATTGAGACGGACGGGCATTAATACACCAAAGGTTAACGACTGGGGACAGACAGTAGATAATTATTTCGAGACTCAAGGGGCTGCTAAGATTAACACAATTGTTAAAAACCAGGAAGAACAAATAAGAAGTATTATAAACGAAACAGTCAAAGCAGGGCAAGAGGAAGGCTTGGGCGTTGTAAAGATTTCTGATAACATCACCAAAGAACTAACCGACCCGAAATTTAAACACGCTTTAAAGTCAAGATTCAACGCTACAAGAATAGCACGAACGGAGATAGCGAGCGCATCAAGTCAGGCGAACGCCGAACAGATAGGTCTTGTAAAGGGTGGCTTTCTGAGATGGGAAACGGCACAGGATGCAAGTGTTAGAGGTCGTGACCCAAGAGATCAGGCAGACCATATTTCATTGCAAGGCGTACAAATCCCGAACGATGGTAAATCGACATTTCCCAACGGGTTAAGATACCCACACGATCCTTCAGCAAGAAACCCGGCGGAAGTTATTAATTGTCGATGTTCGGTTAGATGGGTTCCGGAATAGCATAAATATTTATTTATTATTTTTGTTTCATGGAATTTAAGACTTCAGGAGTAGTTAAGGATGTCGACATGGCAAAAAGAGAAGTGGCAGGATATTTCTCTGTGTTTGGCAATGTTGATGCGGATGGTGATATAATGGACAGGTCGGCTTACAATAAAACCCTTGAAGGGGGTATAGGCCGCGTCCAGCACCTTTTCATGCACTCGCCCATGTTAGGGAGTGTCGGAAAGATAAAAGAGCTTACAATAGACGATAAGGGCTTATTCTTTCGATCTAAAATTATCCCCACCTCTATGGGTAACGACTTAATGGTTATGTACGATGAACAAGCCATAAAAGAACACTCCGTTGGATTTGAAACGCTCAAGTCCGAACCTCTTAGACAGCAAGACGGAACAGACATAAGAGTGATAAAAGAGGTTAGACTATGGGAAGGGTCTTCTGTATTATGGGGGGCGAATCCTGAAGCACTAAGAAAATCATTTGATCTTTTGCACAGTAAGGGCGAAGATGAAGGACTTTATACATTTATTAAATCTCAACTTGAAGCCATCAATGAATCACTTGAAAAGGTAGCCGCCAATCGCACTACTTCACAAGCCGAGCATAAGTCTTTATTAGAGATTTATTCAGAATTAAAAACAAAATAATGCAAGAAAAACAAATTAAAGAACAAATTGTTGAACTTCAGGCGGCTATCACAAAAGACATTGAGGCTAAGCTTGAAGAGCAATCAAAAGCCATTGCCGAAGGAAGTACGCAAAAGGCTCAAGAATTAACAAACGAACTAAAAGCACTCGAAGGCAAGTATGCTGAGGCTTTTGACGAAACCCGTAAATCTTTAGACGAGGCGCATACCGAACTAAAGAAAATCAAAGACCTGAAAAACACAAATACTTCTCAAACATTCGAGGAGAAATTTGAGGCAAAAGCAAACCAGGTTATTGAGGCAAGGGATAAAGGTCAAAAAGTCTTTAAAGACTTCCTCCCTGCTAAAGAGTTCAAAACTGTTGCTGATATGACACTTGGAAACTTCTCTGGTGATCCTTCAGTACAATACGCACCGGATGGTATTCCGATATTGAATAGAATTAATCACGTAAGACAATTGCCTTTAGTTTCTATTGGTGCAATGTCAAACGAGATATTCCAATATGAGAGAGAAACAGGCGGTGAGGGATCAACTGCGTTTACAGCAGAGGGTAATGCCGTTGGACAGGTTGACTCAGATTTCACTTCAGCGGAAGCACCAGCCCGTAAGGTAGGTAACTTTGTCAGAATCTCTGAAGAGTCTCTAAAAGACGTTACTTGGTTGTCATCTTTCTTGCAAAGACGATTAGTAGAAAAAGTTCTTGTTGCAGAGGATGCTTCTATCTTGACAGGTAATGGAACAGGAGCAGAATTGACGGGTCTATCTGAAAACGCTCTTGATGATGCTTATTCTTCTTCTTATGCTAAGACAGCGGCAGACGTTAATAAGTTTGATGTTTTGATGGCATCTATCATCAAGCTATTAGGTACAGAGGTTGTGGCTAACGGTATTTTAATTAATCCGATTGATGCAGCCATGTTGTATCAGGCAACCGCTTCAGATGGTCAGTATCTTTCTCCTATCGTTTGGGTAGGTGGAACGCCGACTATCATGGGTGTGCCTGTTTACATGAGTACAGCTGTCACAGCGGATAAATACTTTACAGGAGACTGGACAGCTGAATCTTTCGAGATTCTGCAAAGAGATGGTTTAACTGTCACTTTCTCTGATCAGGATGCGGACAATTTCACTGAAGGAATGGTAACCGTAAAAGCACAGGAAAGAATCGCATTGCCGATTTA